AGCGATAATGGGGAGGGGGTTTTAGTCCCCCCTACATCTAACTACTGCCATTGTTATTTTCCCCCTCCCCCTCTTATCGTTATTTATTGTATGTAATTGTAGTTTGTGACATTTCTACTTTACATTAGGAGGCCCGAAAGGGCTTTCTTACATTACCATATATCTAAACTCTAAGTAACATATTTATCTACATATGGAATTAAACATAAAATACCCTAATTATTTAAGTATTAAGGACTGGAAGTATTTTAAGTCACTAGATGACGATACTACTGCTTCTAAGATGATAAACTTTATCTCTTACTTATCTAATACCTCCCAGAAGGAGATAGAGGCATTAACACCACAAGAGGTACAATCTACTTATCTTAAAATATTACAAACGTTTGGAGATGTGGATTCTAAATTCTTCCCAGTAATAGAGATAAATGGTGTTCTATACGGGTTTAGTTCAATTGCTAAAATGACATTGGGCGAATATGTGGATTTAGAGAGGCTGGCGAAAGCACCCAATGATAATCTCGAAGAAATAATGGCTATTCTATATAGACCAATCACCAAACATTCATTCAATGGTGTTAAATGGAATTTTATTAAAACATTTAAGGTTGGATTTGGTAAAGTAGAAAACCTATTCAAATACTACACTATAGAAAAATATAATTCTTCTAAAAATGCTGAGCAAGCTGATTTAATGGCTACTATACCTGTATCATTTGCTTTAGGTGCGTTGGCTTTTTTTTTAGCAGTCGCAAGCAACTCCTTACTAAGTATACAAGCCTCTTCGTTGAGCAACAAAGCGGAGAAGAAGAAGAGGATGGAGATAATCAAGAAACTGACTTCGGTACCTATTGGGGATGGTTTGCTTCAATTTATCACTTATCAAAAACTACCATCCTTACAATCACAGGAGATAAGAGTATCACAGATTTGAATTTCATATTTGTATTAAATTATTTATCCATAGAAAAAGACTATAACCAAGAATTAGAAAAAGCACGCAAACAAGCAGAAACTAAAATATCAAGAATAAGATGACAAAACAAGAATTACAATCAATGCTAAGTGAGGGTTACAATCTAAACCAGATTGCTGCCATTCATATGATTTCAAAGACATATTTAGAAATGTTATTAACCGATGAGGCAACTACAGTATCACCTACTGGTGCTTCAGGTAAAACAACTACTACAACAATTAAAACTACATCCTCAGGTGGTACAGAAGGAACATCAGGTGGTTCTGGAATAGCAACTAATAGTACCTCAGGATGGCAAAATGAAGAAGGACTATGAAAACATACTATGATATAGTAAATGAATTTTCAGCATCGTGTGCTGAGCACTTAGCAATTAAATCATTCGCTGAAGGTGCTCTTGACTATTTAGATGCTTCATCTCAAAACATTAAATATCCGTATATATTTCTACGTCCATTAACCTCACCTGGTATTGTATTGGACCCAAATGGTGTGAGTGGAGAACGTACTTTAACATTTGAGATGTACTCATTAGATGTACCTAAACTAAGTGATGCCTCACCACTACAAATCAAGTCACAAACCGAACAATATATCTATGATATTATAGGATATTTTAATTTAGGTAGTGTTCAACAAACCGAATACATTACACTACAAAATATTACCCCAGTAGACGAAGCATTCAATGATAGAGCTTATGGTTGGGTAGGTGTAATTAATTACACAGATATGGCCGTTCTTGATTACTGTGCCTTCCCATCATTAGCACAACAAGGATAAAATGGCTGTTCAACCTGTTAAATTTATAGCGCTAACTGAAGAGTTAGAACAAATTGCTCTTGACTTCCAAAGTGAAGCACGAGCTATTCTTCGCAAAAATGGAAATAACATAACAGGTAGATTAAGCGATTCAATAAAAGTACAACCAGCACAATCAACCCCCACTAATATTGTTATTCCAGTAACAATGCTAAAATATGGTGATTACGTTGATGATGGAGCAGAACGTGGAAGAGGAGGACAACCACCTACTTCAGCAATTGTACAATGGATTAAATTAAAGAGAATATCAGTACCTAAGCAATTCAAAAACGTAGAGCAATTTGCTTTTGTTATAGCTAGAAGCATTGGTAAAAAAGGACAACGTTTTAGAAAAGCATATCCATTTATCCTTCCAGCATTAAATTATGCTATTGAAAAAAACTTACAACCTGTGGCAAACGCCGCAGCATTAGATATAACATTTAGTGTACAACAATTTATTAACAAATCAGCTAGTTTGAAGAAATAATGCCTATTACTATAAATCAATTTCCAACTACACCTAATATGGCAAACAATACTTTATTGTTTACTGTATCTTCTAACTCATCATCCGCTGCTCAATTTCAATATGTTTGTGCTTTATCACTAAGTGGTTCAGCTACTACATTACAAACTATTAAGCAACAACCTAACCCATTTAGCTATGGTGTGTTTGATGTAGGACAAATTATCTCTAACTATGTTGATAGTGATAATAACTGGAAGGCAGCACCATTTTCAACAGCAAGTGAGGCTGGAAAACGATTTCAAGTTAAATTTGGTGAGGAATATGCTACATCAATTTCGGGAACAGCTATTCAATACACAGGAGTTGGAGCAGTCACAGGTTCACCTGCTGTAACTGCTTCAGCATATACTTATATACTAAATGGTTTAGTAGAACCAAACGATAAGATAAATTGGAACTGGCCTTCAGGTTCATATTTTGTAAATAATGCTACTCCATCTTCAGCTTCATTTAGTTTTCAACACGCGTTAACTAACGCGCCACTTACTCAAAGCATACAGGATGGTGAATACGCAACGATATCGCTTATAAACGGAAATTTTAACAATTCTTCCACATTAGCTCAAGACATTTATGTTGTACGTGTTTTAGTATATAATAGTGCTAGTGTAGAAATTGATGATTTTAGTTTAACTAACACAACTGGGAATGGAGGAGGTCCTAGAGTAAATGCTAACCAATTATTTAGTGCGGTAGCAACATCCCAATCAGCAGGAACACAATTATTGACAATAGGGGTAGGACCACAAAATTTAGCTGCTAATGGTGATGTTTTACCCCCAGATTGGTCTTATTACACAGTACAAGCACACAATCAAAAATCAGCAGGTGTAGTTAATACCTCAGGTAGTTATGCTACTTTAAGATACGTTAAACAAGGACCACAATGTGGATATGATGGAGTTAGATTCGCCTGGAAAAACGAATTTGGTGTATGGGATTATTACACATTCACTCTACAAACCAATTCTCAAACAAATATAGAGCGTCAACAATATACTCAAACATTTGTTGATTATTCTACCCCAGATAGTACTGTTACCTATAACAGGGAACGTAGAGGTATAAAGCCATTTTATAATAAATTAACCAGCAATAAAACCGCTAACTCAAATTGGTTAGACCAAGGAGAGGCTGATTGGTTAAGAGAGCTATTCTATAGTACAAATGTGTTTATACAAGAAGGAAGTACTTTTTTCCCTATAGCTATTACTACAGCTAATTTAGTAGAGAAAACAAATCCACGTACCCAAAAGAATTTCCAATACGTAATAGAATTCCAAGTAGCTAATCAGCCAACTCCACGTATATGAGTATAATTTTAAGAGTAACAAATAATAAGGGTGAAGTATTTGATTTACAACCCATTAATGATATTGACCTTAGGTTAGATATCTCAGCTATTGAAAATACTGAAATTGGAACCTCATTTGGTATCTCGTCTCAAGAATTTGCTATCGCTGGCACAAATGAAGCTAACCAATTTTTTGGTAACCTATATAATTTAGGGGCTACACCTGCTGTTGCTTTAATCAATAGTGTTGATTGTCAAGTATTAAGTGATAGCCAAGAGGTATTTACTGGTAAACTCTATATTCGTGATATTATTACTGACCAACAAGGGTATACTATATACAACACAATTGTGGTCAATGAGACCATTGATTTCAAATACCGAATTCAAAACCTAGCATTAAATGACCCTAAGTTTGATTTTAGCCCTTATGACCACGCTTTTACAGCCGCTAACGTAACAGGTAGTTGGACTGGTAGCTTATTTAGTGGCTCAATTGTATATCCAAATATACATTATGGTAATGATGGTGACCCTACTTGTCCTAACTATGCGTTCGCAGGCACTAGTACATTAGCTGCCTTAGAGAATACAATTGATAATTCAAATTCACCTTTACGATTAACTGATTTCAAACCAGCAATTAAAGTAAGAGATGTAATTGATATTATTTTCTCGGGTTCATATACCTCAGGTAGTACTGGTTATCAGTACACATCATCATTTTTTGAAAGTGATTATTTTAACAATTTATACTTACTAACTACAGCAAACGATGCTTTAGGACCTGCTAATAATAATCCTATATCACAATCTTCTTGGGTATTTAGGTCAGGTTCAACACAAGTAATTAATGAAGGACCCGGTGGTACTTTAATTAATTTTAATGCTAAATCATACGATAATAGTAATAATTTTGACCTAGGAACTGATTTTTATACCTGTGATATTTCAGGTTCATACACTTTCACAGGTCAAACTACATTTAATATTACTAATTTTACAGTTGCTCCTAATTCACAGGCACAATTAGGTATAATAGTATCAGGTTCACCTAGTACAATATTGGAGGTATTTACAAGACAAAATGTATATGCTAATAATAATACTTTATTTTTTCAAGGAACCTATAACTTAAATGCGGGTGATAAAGTTGGAATAACAACCCTATATAATGACCCAGGTTCAGCAGGTAAAACTATGGTATTACAACCAGGTGAGTTAAATACTTTTCTACAAGTTAGAGGTCCTGCTTCTGTATTAGGTGGTAATGTTAATATGAGTCAACAATTTCCAGATGACCTAAAAGCATTAGATTTAATACAAGCAATTATTGAAAAATTCAATTTAGTAGTTGAACCAGTCCCTAATAGAAAAAATTTATTAAGTATTGAACCATACGATACTTGGTTTGATAGTGGTGCTCAAGTAGATTATACTGATAAAATAGATAGAAATGTTAATTTTCAAATTTCATCCCCAGTAATAGAGCAACCACGTACTATTATTTTTAGTGATTTAGAAGATAAAGACTATTTGAATTTATATACTAATGAGGTATTCAATAAAACCTATGGTGAATACGTTTTTACAAGTGATAGTGATTTAGCAGAAGGTGAGAGGAGAATTGGTAAAATATTTGCTCCAACCCCCACAACAAACATTCCTAACTCTACTGCGTTTATTATTCCTCATCTTTGTACTAAACCAGTTAATAGTGATTCCATTTATAAACCAATGGCGTTTAAGCCTCGTTTGCTTTATGGAATTGGTATTAAAGATGTTGAATCACAAGCAGCTGGATTTACAGCAGGTTCTCCTAGTGGTACCGGTTCATACTTCTTACGAGATGAACAAGGTAATGTTACTCAACAAAATAAATGGTATCAGGTAGGGTCACTAAGCGAAACTCCTATCTCAACCGATGGTATAGCATTTGATTTACATTTTAATAATAATAATCAGGGTGCTGGTGCTATTCCTCCTTACTGGAGTAATGTATCACCAAATAACTTTATCAGTGGTAGTGGTGACGCCTATACAACTTATTGGGCTAATTATATCAATGGATTATATGATATTGATGCTCGTAAACTCGTTTGTAATGTATATTTAACACCAAATGAGATTCCTGGTATTAGGTTAAATCAAAAAGTATTTATTGATGGTGCTTATTATAGAATTAATAAAATAAATGGTGCTAATTTATCTCGTAGAGATTCTGTTGAGATAGAGTTTATAAAAACAATAGCACGTAAATTAACATTCCCTAGAAGACGAGTTAGAAATTCAATTACAGGAGTAACTCGTGATATTCAATTCCAAGGACAAAATCCCAATGGTGGGGGTGTCTATAATGATTTTGAGACAGGGTTAGTAGTTAATGATTTTGATACTATATCGCAAGCAGGACCATTAGATGGTTTACGTGTTTTTCCAGTTGGAGCAGGAGGTATCTCAGCATCTGCTGTATGGAATTATAGTGAACCTACAATCCCAATATTAGCACAAACATCTCTTGGTACAAATACAGTATCAGCTGATTCATCTAAAATCTTTACTTTAGGTAGTCAAAACTCAGTTGGTGCTTCTGTTTCAACAGCTACTGCTTTAGGTCAATTTAATACAGTTGAACAAAACGTTACAAACGCTTTTGTTGTAGGACAATTAAATACAATAGGTGAAACTACTGAAAATACCCAAATATTAGGAGGTACTGGCAATACTATAAGTGGTAACAGCAATGTCAATATGACTGTTATGTCAAGTACCGGTTCTACCGTGTCTAATAGCGATTATTCTACAATGATTAATGGCTATAACGCTACCATATTAGACAGCGATAATACAGTGGCTATTAACAGTCACGAAAATGAGGTAATTGTAAATGGTTCGGGTCACGCTGTAATAGGATTAAATAAAGAAGGTGCTGGTTTAGATTTACTTAATACTAGAAATAATTCAAACTGGTTAGGCGACACTTATTTAGGTGAGGCTATCTTTAGACCATCTTATCAACTTGAATGTGGTGTAGGTAATATTAGTTTAACCGGTTCAAATGCTGGACAAGGCAAACACGAAAATCTATACTTACTAAACTGGTCAGGTTTATCACCTGCTTCTATGGATATTGAGTTACCCAGTGCTACAAATAACGATTACAAAAATATTGTCTATCAGTTTGTAAGTAATGGTACTTTTGATGGTACTACAATAGTTGATTTCAAAGGATTTAGTGGTCAACTAATCAATGGTTTATCAAGATATTCAATGTCCTTCCCTTTTAATAGTGTAACATTTACTACAAGTGGTTCAGGATGGATAGTATTAGGAGAAAATGGAACTACACAAGCATCATATTTGTCAGCTTACAATAGTTCAAGTATTTCACCTACAGCTAACGTATCAGCATCAGTACCTTTACCAAGTATAGATTTATATAATAATATCTCTATTGTCTCAGGCTCACGTATTACTTTTGATAAAGCAGGTGTATATGATATTCAATTTAGTGCTCAAGCAGTTAAATCAACAGGTACTAACGTTACAATTTTAATTTGGATTAAAAAGAATGGTAGTGATGTTGCTTGGACTAATACTGAATATATTCTTGATGGTAATGCCAACGATGAAAAAGTATTAGCTTGGAACTGGATGGTTTCTGCTGTAAAAGGAGATTATTATGAGATTGCTTATGTTGCTGACACCAGCACTTTAACTTGGCAAGCTAAAACAGGAGTTACAGGACCAGATATTCCTTCTTGGATTGTAACAGTAGATTCAGTATAAACATATTCTATTTATCAATATGGCACAAAACGCATCAGCGCAAGCTAAAATAAAAATCGCTACTGATACTTCCCAAGCGGAAGCACAGATTAATCAACTTGAAGGTAGTATTAAAGTACTAGATGGAGCAGTTAACCTTGTAGGAGGTGGATTAGAGACATTAGCAGGTGGTTTAGCATTATCAGGTGCTTTATCAAAAGAACAAGCAGAACAATTTGAAGGATTAGCTGTAGGTGCTATCGCATTTGCTGATGGTGCTAAACGAACCTTAGATGGAGTAGTTAATCTACAAGAAGGATTTACTAAATTAGCATCATCAAGTAAGTTAGCAGCAGCTGGTTCTAAATTATTAGGAAGAGCTATTACATTAGCTACAGGTCCTATTGGTATTGCTATTGCTGCTTTTACTGCTATTATTGCTTTATTAGTTACTTTTAAGGATTCATTAGGTGTTGTAGGTGATGTTATTAACAATATCATTGGTGCTTTCACTAGATTAACTGATGCTATTGGAATAACTAATTCAGCCCAAGATGCTGCTATTGCTAAAAGTAAAGAAGCTGTTAAACAAGGTGAATTTGAGTTAGAGGCATTAAAAGCAGCAGGTGCTACTAGAGAACAACTTGTAGCTAAAGAACGTCAACTATTAAAAGATAAGATAGCAAGTGAAAAAAAGGGTAGTGATGAACAGAAAAAAGCTGTTCAAGACCTTTTCTTATTTAATGAAAAAACAAGAACTGAGAATAGAGTAGCTGAACAAAAGGATACTGATGAACGTGCTAAAAAAGCAAAGGAAGCAACTGATAAAAGATTAGCTGATGCTAAAACTGCTGAGGAACTTTATAAAAGCCAATTAGAAAAATTCAATGACGAGGAAGTTGATTTATTAGCTAAAACTGATGAGGAAAGACTTAAAATTGAGTTTGATAGAACTATTCGAGAAATTGATGCGTTAAAACTAAGTGAGGAACGCAAAACACAATTACGTTTAGAGGCTGAGGAGAATTACCAAATTAAAGTTGGTCAATTAAAATTAACAAAGTTAGAGGAGCAAGCCCAAAAAGAGGCAGACCTACTACTACAACTTGACCAAGCAGCACAGGAAAAAGCAAATAATGATTTAATCAATTTCTCAGCACAATTAGATGAAATCTATAATCTACAACTAAGTGATGAACAACGTTCATTAAATTCTATTCAGGACAAATATTCTCAGTTAGAGGAATTCTATAAAGATGATGCTGAAGCACTTGTAGCTATTACAAAACAAAAAACAAATGAGGTTAACGCTATTGAAAAAGCAGGTGCTGATTTTAGAGCAGGTATACAGAATGAAATTGTTGATAATTTCCAAGGTGCTTTAACAGCATTATTTGGTGAAAGTAAAGCCGTAGCATCTGCTAACGTATTGATTGATGCCATC